TAACCAACTGGCAACGGGCAAAATAAAAAGATTAATTATTAATATGCCGCCTAGGCATACTAAGTCAGAATTTGCGTCTTACCTCTTACCCTCTTGGATGGTCGGACGTAAACCTGATCTTAAGATAATCCAAACGACCCACACAACGGAACTCGCGATTCGCTTTGGTCGTAAAGCTAAAACTTTAATGGACTCCCCGGAATACAAACAAGTATTCGATACCAGACTAAGAGAAGATTCGCAAGCCGCGGGTAAATGGGAAACAGAACAGGGCGGTGAATACTACGCAGCTGGTGTCGGCTCGGCGATAACGGGTCGTGGTGCGGATCTACTTATAATTGATGATCCACATTCTGAGCAAGACGCACTTAACATGACTGCAATGGAAAGAGCTTATGAATGGTATACATCAGGTCCACGTCAGCGTTTACAACCAGGTGGAGCGATAGTCGTGGTTATGACTAGATGGAATATGAAAGATCTAACTGGTATGTTATTAAAATCTCAAAAAGAATTAAAATCAGATCAATGGCACGTCATTGAGTTTCCAGCAATACTACCAAGTGATAAACCTGTATGGCCAGAGTATTGGAAGTTAGAGGAATTAGAGTCTGTTAAGGCATCACTAAGTTTAGGTAAATGGAATGCACAGTGGATGCAAAACCCAACATCTGAAGAAGGATCGCTGATAAAAAGAGAATGGTGGCGTAAATGGGAAAGAGATTATATTCCAAAATTAGAACATGTCATACAATCTTATGATACTGCATTTTTAAAAAAGGAGACAGCTGATTATAGTGCAATAACAACTTGGGGAGTTTTTCATGAAAATGATGACGGACCTGCTAATCTAATATTATTAGATTCGTTAAAAGATAGGTTTGAATTTCCAGAACTAAGGAAAGTTGCTAAGGAACAGTATGATTATTGGAAACCTGAGTCTGTTATTGTAGAAGCTAAAGCATCTGGATTACCTTTAACATATGAGTTGCGAAAGATGGGGATACCTGTTATAAATTACACTCCTAGCAAAGGTAACGATAAACATGCTAGAGTTAACGCTGTGTCTCCGCTCTTTGAGAGTGGCCAGATTTGGGCGCCGGACGAAAAGTTCGCAGAAGAGGTGATTGAAGAGTGTGCATCATTTCCTTATGGAGATCATGATGATTTGGTGGATAGTATGACACAAGCGGTAATGAGATTTCGTCAGGGAGGATTTGTATCTCACCCAGAAGATGAACGCGACGAACCTTCAATACCACATAACAGGACTTATTATTAATGGAATTCGAAACCTACGCAGATGTAATTGACGCTTTTGAGCGAGACAACATGGGTTATGATAGTTTAACTGATTATATCAAAGGTGAAAATATTAAAATAGCAGAAATAGATATGGATCCAATGGGAGACTTTGCAAAAATTTTTAACAAAAAAGATGGTGGCATGATGATTGCTATAGAGCAATTAGGTCAAGGTGGAATTACAGGTGGTAAAACTTATCATCAATACCACGATTCGTTTGTACCAAGAGATGAAGAATCTATGGGGTACGCGAACGGCGGTGGGGTTGGATCAATGATGCAACCTAAAAAGAAAAAAAATAAAAAAGCAGTTGTTCAAGGTGGTGTAGATAATTATTTAGGTAAGCAACCACAAGTCGTGGCTCCAAGAAAATGGCAATCAGCACCTGATAAACCAGCAACAGAATTAGCTTACATTACAAAAGCAGAAAAAGATTTAATTATTAAAAAAAATATTCACGGTGGTTTAGAAGGTGGTCCTAATATGGGTCCATCAGGAATTATATCACTAGATAGTTTTGGTGACGTTGGTGGAGCCGGAGCATCTGGTGGAGATACATCTGCCGGTGGTGGAGCTATGGAGGGCAGAGGTTTTTCTGGCAGAGGGCCTGGTCAAAGCGAAAGAGATTTTGATAGACAAAAAGCAAATCAAAGAGCTGCATTACAAATAGCAGAAAGAGCACAAGCTAACAGACTGGGTTACAAAGAAAGAGCTGACATTGCTAATAGAACTTATGGTCCTATACAGAAATATTCTGGAGATGGATTTTTAGGAGGATATAGAAATGTTGATCCTAGAACAGGACAACCTCTATCAGGATTAGCTTATGCTTTTGACAAATTTAATCCATTATCATTAATTGCAGGTTTAGTGGGTGGACCAATTGCTGGATTGTTTACCAGAGGAATAACAGGATTAAAAAACAAATTTACAGATTTTAAAAATGCAGATACTTTAGCAGACCTATTTCCATCTTTAAATAAATTAAATATTGGAAGTAAAGAATTTAGAGACGGATTTAATCTTAAAGATCCTAATAAAATTAATCAAGTGTATGATCCTAATGCACCTTTTACAGGCACAGGAAGATTTACTGAATTTGATAAAGCAAAAATGGGTAACATAAATGCTCCAAAAACAAATATAAGTATTCAAGGAAAAAATTTAAACGATTTTGAAATTGGTAATCCTGGTAAGTATGCAACTGCAGATGCTTTAACTGAAGCTAATATGGCAGACTATCAAACTAGTTTAGTAGATGAGTTTACACCAGGAGGAATAGACCGAACAAATTTATATGAAGATTTTGCTGACAACAGAGATTTAATTTCTGAAACTGCAACATCACCACAATTTAATACAAGTTTAATAAATGAGTTTGGAGTTAAAGACAGAGGTACCTTTGATGCTAATCAAGGTTTACAATTTGGTTCTATTCCAGGAAATACAAACCAAGGTTTTGGTTTAATGAACTCTGATGCAGCTAAAGCTGCAGCGATGGCTGTTATGAGTAATGCATTTAATGAAAATGTAATGCCTGGAACAAGTGATATGAACTATCCAGATAGAAATATGGATTTTCCTGATACAGGTATGTTAGTGGCAGATGCTTCTAAAAATACAAATCAACAAACACTAGAAAATATTATTAACAAAGATATGTATGAAAAAAATCTACAACCAGCAATAGACAATCAAAATAAAAAAAATCAAATAATTAATAATTCAGATTTACTTAAAGATTTAGGAATTATTACATAGGTTAAACTATGGCTAAATACGGAGAGTATAAAAAATTTATACCATGGCTTAAAAGCCGACAAAAAAGAAAACCTTTTCAGCCAGGAGAAACAGTTACTACATTAAGAGCAGATTTTAAAAAATCTACAGGTATTGATATTCCACCAAAAACTGCAATGGCTTACTTCCAAGATACATTTGGATCAGGCGCTCTTCCTTCTAAATTTCCTGAAGTTAAATTATTAACTAAAGAATACATAGAAAAAAAATTAAAAGAAGGAAAAACAAAAGACATTATTAAAAACGAATGGGCTAAAGAAAATAATGTTGTAGAAAAAATAAGCAAAGGAAGAACGCTCGGCACTAAAAATAAATTTGATTCTATAGCTCAAAATACAATATATAATGTTATTAATAAAAATTCTGATTTAAAAAAATTAGAAAATACTATTAAAGCAAATAGAAATTCTACTTTAAATTCAAAACGTTATAAAAAATATATCAAAGATAATGTTAGTAAATATCTTAAAGCTGATGGATCTTATAAACCAGGCTTTCGTGAAGATCTTTACACGGATGCAGTAGAATATTTTAAAAAAACATATCCAGGTTCTGTTCAAACATATTCTAATTTAAAAGGTGGTCAAAAAAGAATACCAGGAGGAACTGAGTTTATTAAACTTAAAGAAGGTGCCGGTGCATCAGCTGGAAGTTATGAAAATGCTAGAGCTATTATAAGAGAAGCAGCAGAAGATAAATTGCCTACAGCTATTGGTAAAAAAGCTAAAAAAAGTGGTTTTGAAAGATTAAAAGCACGAAACGTTAAAGCAGCAGAATCTTTAGGAATGACAGGATCTCAATATGAAAGTCTTATTAATAAAAATTTAACATATCCTTTAGGTAAATTATTTCCGAGTTTGTTTAGAACTCCTTACGCTGCAAGTGCAGAACATATTTATCCTTTACAACAAGCTATTGCTACTAATATGGTAGGAGAACTTAAAGCTGGAAGTAAAGCTATTGTTCCATCAACTAAAAAATTAAACCTTCTTGTAAAAGGACCTCAATTAGATGCAAAAGCTACTTCTCAATTAAGATTAGCTTATGAAGCATCCGATCCAAAAATAAAACAAAAATATTTAGATACAGCAAATAAATTAATTGCTGATTTTAAAAAAAAATTTCCAGGGTCTTATCCTAAGTATGAATTAACGGCCCGTAATAATATTGTTAATGTTAACCCTCCAGGACCGGGAATGTTAAAAGCTCCTTTAACAAAAAAGGTAACTGAATATATTGACTCTCTTATTAAGACACCAGGATTTTTAGAATCTTCTGAATTTAAAAATTTACCTTCCGAAGCTTCGCAATTAATTTTATCTAGAAAAAAACCAGATTTTGATTTTAATTTAAATAATTTTATTAAAAAAGTAAAATCAGTTCCTGGCGGATGTAGAGCTGTTGTTACAAGAGCATTAGGTGGACCACTTGATACATGTGAAGCAATTATAAAAGCTGATCCTGAAAGAGCTGCTGTTAAATTAAATAATTCAATTAATGCAACTAAAGGTCCGTTAAAAGATTTAAAAAAAGACTCACAAAAACTAATTCGTTTATATCGAGGCGAAGAGCCTGCTAGAAAAACTGAATTATACAAAGCTACCAAAGGCAGTCCTAGTATGTATGAGGAATCTTTAAAAGGTAGATTCTTTTTTGATAATCCTGCAGATGCAAGGTATTATGCACAACGTCAAGGAAGTTTAACTGGTAATGTTAAATCAGTAGATGTTCCAGAAAATATGGCAAAGATAGGTAGCAAGATGGCTATTAGAAGAAGAGGACCTAACTATGGAAGTGAAGTAATTCTTCCTAAAAAATTTGTTGGTCAAGAAAAAATTAATATACCACAAACAGCTATGGCAAGAGCAGGAGCAATAGTTGATAAAATAAAATCTGGAATAAAATACAATAAAGATGCAGGCACATTTGTTAACACAACAACAAATGCACCAGATACTAATTTTAATGCTAAAACTTACGCACAAGATAATCCAATAGAAGTTAAAGCTGGAACAGAAGATGCACTAAAACCTATCAAAGGTAATTTATTAAAAACTGTTGGTAAATCTTTGGCCTATGTCGGCGCTCCATTGCCAACTGCTCTTATAGATAGTTACTTTGTGGGTAAACAAATTTCAGAAGATAGACCTGCAGCAGAAATTGCTAAAGATCCATTGAACTGGTTAGGACTTGCTACTATGTCAACACTATCAAATATTTCTGGTGTATCTAAACCAGGTAAAATGAATGCAGCATTAAGATTAGGAATGAGTCCAGGATTAATTAGAGGTGTCAGTAGATTTGCCGGAATACCAGGGCTTGCGATTAGTACAGCTCTAACTGCGTATGACCAATACAACAAATACAAAAACGAAGAAGGGTTAATATACAATTTATTTAATAAAAAAACAGAAACCATTGCTTAATTGACAGGGTTTAAAACAACTGATACAACCCGATAAGGTGTTGAATCAACAGAAAATAGAGGATAGAATAGCTTATGGCTACAATAGATAAAAGTTTACCCAATACAAAGACTGAAATAGAAATTCCAGGAGAAGAAGTTCTTGTTGGAGCAAAAGAAGAAGAGGTTGTTGAGGAACAAGGCAAAGAAACAGATATTACCATTGAAGAAGATGGTAGTGCTACAGTTAACTTTGATCCAAAAGCAGTAACTCCAGAAGGTGGTGAAGATCACTTTGAAAATTTAGCAGAATTTTTAGACGACAATGTTTTAGATCCATTAGCCTCAGAGTTAATGGACAAATACAAAGATTACAAACAATCAAGACAAGAATGGGTAGAAAGTTATAAAGAAGGTTTAAATCTTTTAGGATTTAAATATGTAACTAGAACAGAACCATTTAGAGGAGCTAGTTCAGTTACTCACCCAGTATTAGCAGAAGCTGTTACACAATTTCAAGCGCAAGCTTATAAAGAATTATTACCTGCAGAGGGTCCGGTTAGAACTCAGATATTAGGAAATGTAGATGTTCCTAAAGAAGAACAATCTAAACGTGTTAAAGATTTTATGAATTATCAAATTATGGATCAGATGAAAGAATATGAACCAGA